ACAATTACAAATCAGAATTGACTGAATTATTTCACAGGGTTTCAACCTTTGATGAAATATTTCATAATGGTTCACAACATCCCTTGTTATTAAAACAATTCATGGCAAAAAGAATATCAATAGAAACAGTTGCAATATTGGAATCATTACTTGGTTTTTGCAGTAGGTTTGATAAACAAATAGAGGAGAATATAGTCTGGCCTGATAGAAAAAAATTAATATTAAATTACAGTAATCTCTTGACAATTGATGTAAATGAGTATAGAGTAGTAACAATGAACTTAACAAAGGAGTACTTCAATGACTGAAGTTACACTACACCTTGATGGTGACCCTGTGGTAAAAGAACGTGACTTTTACCAAGCGAAACTCAAAGAAGCGAATGAACGTATTCGTTCTCTTGAGTACGACAATGCAGAACTCGTAAAGAGGGATAAGGACTTATCCGAGCGAGTGAGGTATATGGCCTCCAATCCACCTCGTAGACCTAGAAGGAATAACTATGTCCGACACTAGGTCATATAAAATATTCCAAGGGGGTTATGTCATCCCAGCAAAGGATGACAAGCCTGCCGATTATGTTAAGTCAAGACCGCCTGTCTTTCACTGTCAAGTTTATCAAGGTAAAAAGACGGTTGCGTTCTACACTAGAAAAACTTATGCAGAGGCCAAGATAGAAGGGGAAAACTCAATTGCAAGTTGAACTGATAGACCATATGGGTGATGACCTCACGGTAGTGAACGCTGCAAGAGTTTCTTTTGGTAAAAAGAAAACAGCGTTTGATTTTGGTGATACAAGGTTAATTAAGTTTCTTGCAAAGCATGACCACTGGAGTCCATTTGGACACTGTAGTGTGCAGTTTCATATCAAAGCACCTATCTTTGTTGCGAGACAGTTAGTCAAACACCAAGTGGGTTTAGTGTGGAATGAAATATCAAGACGATATGTCGATAATCAACCAGAGTTTTATATCCCCAAAGAATGGAGATTAAGGGCAGAAGATAAAAAACAGGGTAGTAGTGAAGATACTATCAACTACAACATTGATGGTACAATACAGTTTGTGACGCAGACCTATAACAATCTGTTGAACGCTGGTGTTGCACCAGAGATGGCAAGGATGGTTCTTCCACAAAACCTATACACCGAATGGTATTGGTCTGGTACACTGATGGCATTTGCGAGAGTGTGTAATTTGCGATGTGCAAAGGATACACAATGGGAAACACAACAAATAGCGAATATGATAGATGGACACTGTAGAGATTTATTCCCAGCCTCATGGGCTGAACTCAGACACTTTGATTAAAAGTAAAATGACTTTTGAAAATGCGTTCTGTTTTGGTAATGGCAAATCACGCCTTGCATTTGATATGGATATTATTAAAGACAAGGGTATGACATTTGGTTGTAACGGTATATATCGTGATATGGAAGTTGACCATCTGATTTGTCTGGATAACCAAATAACACATGAAATTTATCGTAGTGGATATTGTTCTCATAACAACACTTGGATTCGTGATTGGACACCTCTACCAATATTCATGTTACATGATATGTTGCAACAATTTCCATACGCAGACGTATTAGTTAAAAAAGATGATACAGAATTTGTTGTTCATGGTTCAGATGAAGTGGCTGTCAATCAAAAATTTGAAAGGATAATGAAAGAACATCCAGAGATATCCAGAGAACGACTAGAGGTTGATAGACAACAGGTCAAGACATATATTACTGGTTGTAAGGATGCAGAGGATAATGCATTTAATTTACCAGAGGATAAAGAATATGCAGCTGGCCCGACATCAATATACATTGCATTGCACCTTGGAGCAAAAAATGTATTCATCATTGGCCACGACTTGTACTCCAACGATGGTAAACTGAATAACATATATGGGGGAACTGAAGGTTACCTCGACAATGACCAAGACTATGTAAAACCAGACACATGGATTTTACAACACAAAGAGAATTTTGATGCCTATCCACAGGTGAACTTTTACAAGGTAAATCTAAATCCATTGGGTACAACCCCAACAGATTGTTTTATTGATGAGTGGAAAGACTGTCAAAATCTACATTATATTACTCAAGAAGAGGTTATAAAACACCTTGACAATGGGTGGATGATGTAGTATTATAAATAAAATTATATTATGAGTAACGTGAAATACAATAACATACGATAACATACGGAGAAATAATATGTCGTTAGATACACTTAGACGAGCCAATACGCTCGACAAACTACTCTCTCAAGTTCAAGCTGAGAGTGCCCCTCAAGAGAAAAAGTCTTATGTAGATGAAAGACTGTGGAAACCAGAACTGGATAAGTCTGGTAACGGTTATGCAGTAATTCGTTTCTTGCCTGCACCAAAAGGTGAAGAGCTACCGTGGGTCAAGATTTGGAATCATGCGTTTCAAGGCCCAACTGGTAAGTGGTACATTGAGAACTCTTTGACCACTCTTAATAATGGAAAAGACCCTGTGTCAGAATATAATTCCCAACTGTGGAATACTGGTCTGGAGTCTGATAAAGAGATTGCTAGGAAACAGAAACGTAAGTTGCAGTACTACTCCAACATCTACGTTGTGTCTGACTCCAAGCATCCAGAGAACGAAGGTAAGGTGTTCCTGTTTAGATATGGGAAGAAAATCTTTGATAAACTGATGGCTGCAATGCAACCAGAGTTTGAAGATGAGACACCGATTAATCCTTTTGATTTCTGGGAAGGTGCGAACTTCAAACTGAAGATTCGTAAAGTCGATGGTTACTGGAACTATGATGCATCATCATTTGAGACTGTAACTGCACTGAATGATAGTGATGATGAACTTAACGCTATCTGGGAAAAGCAATACTCATTGCAAGAGTTCCTTGCACCTACCAACTTCAAGTCCTATGATGAACTCAAGAAAAGACTTGATGACGTTCTCTCTGGAACGGTAACTGCAAGTGCTGCTGCGATGATGGATGAAGATGTTGTTGAAACACCTGTAATGAAAAGTGAACCAGCACCATCTATGCCAAGTGTAGATGCAGACGAAGAAGATGAGAGTATGTCTTACTTCCAGAAACTAGCGAATGGGTAAGTTGTCGAACCCTGTGTAGAAAGTCCTTAGTGTCGTAACACCACAAAAAGACAACGTATAGTAGAAGAAGACGGAGAGGCAGGGGCAACCTTGCCTCTCTTTTTTTGTAAGAACGATTCTCTCTCTTACTAAATACTAGTAGGAATAAAGGAGAGAGATTCCATGATAGAGGTAATGGCAGCAGTTTCAGCGGCCACCAGCGCTTTCGGGGCGATTCGCAAAGGATTCGAGGTCGGTAGAGATATTGAATCCATGGCAGGAGACTTGTCACGCTGGATGGGTGCAGTTAGTGATATCAAGAAAGCAGAGGAGTATAATTCAAAGCCGCCCCTGTTTAAGAAGTTATTTGCATCTGGTTCGATAGAACAGGAAGCTCTGGAAATATTCATGGCCAAAAAGAAGGCTGATGATATGCGTGAGCAGTTACGTCAAATCATTACTTACACCAGAGGGCCATCTGCATGGCAGGAGCTTATCAGAACAGAAGCAGATATTAGAAAGAAACGCCAAGCAATGATTTATGCACAGAAGGAAAGACAACGGTTCTTTATAGAGGTTGGTATATCTATAATAATAGGTGCGTTGACTGTAGCTGGTGTAGCCTGGTTCGGAATTTGGTTGTACGAATACAAATATGGTTAACACTGTGGTTGCGTTGGTGATACTCGCATTTGCGGTTTCACCAACAACTGCATTATCTCAAGGAAGAACCTACAACTCTAATAAAGAAAAGGATAAACAATACGTCACTTGCAGACTTGCAAAAAAGAAAATAGTATTGACCCAAAAAATTTGTATCTATTTGGGGCCTAATAAAACTAACGATACGGTATTCATAGATAGGTTTGAATATTGTCCTAGACAAATAAAATGTATATATGAGCCGAATAAAAGTATACCTATGATAGAAGAAATGATGAAGAGTTTGGAAGAAAGTTTGAAAAAGAGATGAGGAAGAAAAAATGATTATAGTGTGGTGGTTTGTGATTGTTATAAGTTCTCTTATTATCTTTAGTGGTCTTCTACTTTGGTTAGAACACCACTCATTTAAACATGAACCCATTCCAGAAACAGAATCAGAAAAACACGTTAGACAGATGAAATTGCGTATTCAACAAGCGGAATGGGAGTTCAATAAAGAACTTGCGAAGTACAGATGATACACGCATTTATGTTAATGGTTGTTATGGGAACAGGTGAGTTTCGACAGGTACAACCTAACGCAATGATATTCAGAAGTATTGACACTTGCTTATATTATGCGAAACGTATTCCAAGACAATACGGTAATTATTCATACAATTCGTATATAGACCCCAAAGATAGGATTACTGCATATTGCAAACCTGTTTATGTGCAAAACGGGCCGAATGTCTATGACCACTAAAATACACCAACGGTTGCAAGTGTTCCAACTGGTGGAGTAGTATCCCTTACTGGTCGCATCTGTACGGTAGAACTACTGGTACTTGTGGTAACACGACTACTGTTGTCTTGAATGATAATAGGTGCAACACCACCCTCTGTATCCAGTTCTCGTTGTTCTTGTAACAACCTTTCAATCTCTTGTCTATCCCTGTTACGTCCACCAGCTTCACCACCGAAGTAAACATTCTCACCAGACTCTGA